TCTGGGTGCCGCCGTCCTTCTTCAGGTAGCTCTTCTTCTTCAGCCGCTGGAGCAGCGGGTCCGAGTCGAAGATGTTGTCGTAGAGCTTCGGGATCCACTTCTTGTCGGTGATGGCCGTGATCTGGTTATAGTCGAGCGCCATGGCGCCTTACCCCCCTGTGTGTCGTAGTTCGTCGAGGATCGTCTGGACGTCGAACTGCGGATCGCTCCACGGCCGCCGTGTATCGACAGGCTTGAGCTCGCGGGTGGGGGCCGGGGTCTTCCCCAGTAGTCCCGCCCGGGCTTGGGCCTGCGTCTGCTGGACGGCTTGGAGTTTCGTCTGCGCTCTCTGCTGGGTGGTGAGCTGGTCGAACAGGTAGTCCCGGAAGGCAGCGCGAAAGCTCGTGGTTCCGATCTCGGAGGCGTGCTTATAGATGCGCTGCTCCAGGGGCATGCCCGACTCGTCACGCGCAGATAGGTCGATGTTCGGATACTGCTTCCGGATCGACTCAATCTCAGCGTCGAGCGCGGTGTCTTCTTCGCGGTGCTTGGCCTCGAGTGCCGCCTTCTCGGCAGCCTGCTGCTGCGTCTGAAAGTGCTGCTCAAGGAGCGAGAGCTTCTCTTGGAGGGGAGCTACGACCTGCGCCAGCGCTGGGTCTAGGCCGTGGGTCGCCCGCGACTTGAAGGCGTCGTTGACGTGCGCCCACCATTCGGGGTTCTTCTGGGCGAAGTCGTCGACCTGGGAGTAGACGCTAAACTTCTGCTCGAGCGCCTTGGCCGCGGCCTCTCTCGCCTCGGCCTCCTGCATGCGCTGGGCGTGCGTCTTATTGAGCTCGCCCATGCGCTGGCTGTAGTTATAGCCAAGGCTCATCCACTTCTGGAGATGGTCGCGCGTCTCGGGAACGATCTTCTTGCCGTTCCACTCAAACTCCCACTCCTTGCCGTTCCAGACCGGCTGCTGCGGCGTCTCGGTGGCCGCGGCGGCTTCGGGCTTAGAGGGAGCATTGACCTCGCGCCCGGCTTCGACGTCGGCAAGGACTGCGTCGACGTCGATCTCGCCTTCGGGGGCTGCGCCGGTCGCCTGACCGTCTTCCATTAGCGCATGCTCCCGTGCGTCATCGGCACGGCGCCGCTAGCGCCCTGCTCCATCGAGACAGGACCGCTCGGCTGGCTGCCGCCGCCCTGCGCGCTGCTGCTTAGCGCCTGCAGGCCTTGCTGATAGGCATCGAGCGCGCCCTGGAAGGCCTGCTTAGCCTCGTCGGGAAACTGCGGGTCCTGGCTCGCAGCTTGAACGACACTCGCCAGGGCCTTCTCGAGCCCCATGAGGGCGTCGACGACGTTGCCGCCGTCACCGCTGCCATCGTCCGCACCTGCAGGGTCAGCCGGCTCGGACGCCGGCACCGGGGCCTGGTCGGCCATGGAGTGCACCTATCAATCGGGTAGGTTTCGAGGATTGATAGGTGCAATAGGTGGCTCTGCTTATTATCTAGCACGGCTGAGTTTCTAGGCAACTTGCGTCGATGGCGGTCCTGGAGGTGGAGCGCCGCCCGCAGGCGGTCCAGCCTTGGCCATGGCAGCCGCCTGCGCGTCGGCCGCAGCCTTCTGCTGCATGCGCTGGAGCACGGCCTCCCAGTTGGGGAACTCCGTGCCTTTCAGCACTTCTTCAGCGTCGATGATGCCGCGGTCAAAGAGGTTCAGGAGCTTCTGCTCCTTCTCGGCCTTGTTGAACGGCAGGGCCGAGCCGGTCGATACGCGCACGTCGAATTTGCCGCGTATTTCGTACACGCGCTGTTGGCTTAGATCCATCATGCCGCCGTCGCCGTAAGGCTGGACGACGGCGCGTTTGCCCATCTCGCCGGTGGGCACCTGCTGGACGGTGAGCTCGCCCGTCATCGGGTCTTGGACCTGCTGCTCGGCCGTCTTCTCGTAGGTCTCGACGTGCATCCGGAAGTACTGGTCGACGCCCTGCTTATTGGTCAGCCTGAACATCTCGGGCGCCGAGCGGAACTGCATGGTGCGCGAGAGCCACTGACGGCCGACGTCCTGGAGGTAGTAGTCAGCATTGCGGCTCTTCTGCCGTAGCCGCGTCTGCGCCGCCTCCTGGAGGGCCGTAATGGCGCCCATGGCGGTGATGCCCGTGGGGTTACGGCCCTGGCTCACCTCCTGGCTGCCCGAGACGTCGTTAAACCACTGGACCATGTCCTGGGCGAGCTGCATCACGTAGGGCTGCAGCTGGACGCCTTCTTCGCGCCGCACCTCAGAGCCTGGCGTCTTCTCGACGATGAGGCCGGGCTTGTTGACGAGCGCCTCGGTGTCGATGTCGGAATTGGTGTCGACGACCCAGATGGGGTTCCCCATCAGCGTCATCACGTCGAGCGCGAAGTTTAGGATCTTGTTGAAGGTCTTCTGCGGCCCCTCGAGCTGCTCGACCTCGCTGATCCCCCAGAACTCGCGCGGCAACACGTAGTTGATGAGTCGCTGGTAGGGGATCTCGGCGTCGTCATAGGGCAGGTGGTCGTCTTCGAGCAGCACCTTGTTGCAGACGACGATCTTCCGACCCTGTGGCCAGCGCGCCTTCTGCACGTACTCGCCGGTGGTCTCGTCCTGCTCCTCGTCGTAGTCGTCGACCAGGTAGTCGGGCGTGATCCAGACTGTGACAAGCAGCGCCTTATCCTTCTCGGTCTGGTCCGTCAGCCCGTCAACATGCACCGCGAATCCGTCGTTAGGCGACTGCCGGCGCTGCTGCGCGAGATCCCGCATGCTCGTCAGGTCGACCAGGTCTGGCTTCAGGTACTGCGCATACTGCGGGTAGCGGCGCTTGAGCTTGGCGACGTCGATGGGCTCGGCCGTGACGACGTAGCCGCACTCCTTGTTGCAGTCGCGGGCGTCGGGATCCGGGTAGAAGTAGAACGGGTCGACCGACTTGTAGCAGATCTTCCCGGTCCGGTAGTTCCCCTCCTCGTCATAGAGCATCGACGACAGGCCGGCGCCGTAGAAGTGGGCGTCGTAGAGGGTCTCCAGGAACTCGAGAGACCAATTGTTCTTCGTCCAGTCGCTCTCGGCTGCCTGATTGAGGATGTCCGAGAACTCGAGGTCGCTCGGCTCTTCCGGCAGAAACTCGAACTTCGGCCGCGCGTCCATCTGGATCGGCACGGTCGACTGGATCGACTTGAAGATGTGGTTTACGACCTCGCTATGCCGATAGCTCGGACGGGCCGTGTCCCACTGCTTGCCACGGAACATCCGGTAATAGCGTGGCCAGGCGCGGTCATACTGGGCGCGGTGCTTCTTGGCCTTGGCAAAGAGGCGTTCCGCCAGCTTGATCGCCCGCTCTTCAGCGTCGGTTGGCTCGTAGGCCTTAGACTCGCGCTCCCGCTGCGGAGCTTCGTGCTCGGCTAATAGCCCGGTGTCGACACCCAGATCGGCCATGGCTCTCGCTTGCGAGGCTTATGGTTCCCGATAGGTGCGATAAGTTTGGGATTGGCCGGTATTGACGCGACCAACGACTTGACTGACCTGGTTAAAGGTCAGAAGGGGGCTCTCTCAACCGCCCGACGCTATGCACCATCGTATAGCATGTCCCGGTCAGCGTCGCGCCAGCGCTTCTCACGGTTCTCTTCCCGCTGCCGGTCGAAGTGCTTATGGAGGTTATCCACCGGCTCGTTGCCCACCGGCTCTAGCCCCCTAGCCTTGGCGATCTGCTCGCCGTGACGGACAGATTTTGTCCAGCAGCCAAGCCCGGGGTTGTAGGCCTGCTGGTTCCAGCCGCCCGCGGCGGTCCGGTCCAGGAAGGGGGCATCGAGCTGGCGGGTGCCCAGGGCGCCACACTGGGGACAGGCCTGCGGCTCGTCGCGGGTGGCGATCGAGGTCATGACGACCCAGTGGTGCTCTTGGCAGGACCAGGAGTACGAGGGCACCTACGCGCTCCATTCTTCAGTGCCGCCCACCCGCGGCTTACGCTTTAGCCGCTCGGTCTCGGCGTGGTGATCTAGCTGCCGCTCCCGCTCCTGAGGAGCATAAGGCCGACGGCGCGAGTTGTCCTGCTTCGTGACGCTACGCACGGTCGAGATCGTCACGTAGCGGGCGCTGTCGCAGTTAGAGACCAGAACTCCGTTTGCGTAGTAGCAGCCGACGCCGTCAACCGTGAGGTTAATAACCTCTCGTTTTCTTGAGCAACGCCGTAGTGCAGCCACGCGAACAGGTCCTCGTTCGCCCGTACTTGTTCCGTCTGAACGTCTCGCCGCAAATCGCGCATGCCACGTCAATGTCGTCAACGCCGCTTGCACGGCGAGCTGCGCTCTTACAATCATTCGAGCAAAACGCGGCATTAGGTCCCTTGGACCGGAAAGCGATCCCGCAATGCCCGCATTTGAGGTCGACGGGCTGCCGAAGAAGAATGCTCCGCTTTGCGTGACGCCTATGCCATTCACGCCCTTCATCGCTCGCGTGCCACGCGGCAGAGAGAGGTCGAATGCCTTCAACGTGTCGGCGGAGTCGGTCCCGCTCGGCATCGTCGAGTTCAGCGCCGTGGCGGCGAGCGTGATCGATGCGGCTGAGCAACTCCAGGTTCTCAAGAGCGTTGTTATGCCGGTCGTGGTCGATATGATGGACATGGAAGCCCTTCGGCACAGGCCCGCGAGCATCCTCCCAAATTGCGACGTGCAGGCGCTTTCGGCCATCCTTGCAGCCCCCAAGAGGAGACCAATAGCGCCCGTCCCAGCGATACTTCTGGCCCTTGAATACGACATGATCTGATGCTCGCGCTCGTCCCATGTCGAGATCATATCGCCATATCGAACCGAATCAAGGCGAATCAGAGAACCTCGGCAAAACAGCGGGTGCTCTGGAGTTCCGATAATCGCATGTCCATTGGACAGCTCTACCTCAATCACCTCGCGCATACCGGTCGACCCACAGTGCGTTACGCGCCTGGGACCGTAGAACGTATGAACTAGATCCCCAACCCGAACGTCGTCGATCCTCTTGTCGCCTCCAGGGCAAGCGATCATGGTCTCGGCGACAAAGCAGGCATGGTTATTCTGCGCCACCGGGTTCGGATCCTTCTCGTCCTGGTCGGCCTTCAGGTCCTTTGGCTCCGGCCAGTGGTAGGTCTCGAGCTCGTCGATAGTGTGGGGGCTTGAGCCCTCGAAGATCTTATAGCGCCTGGTCTTTATCAGTTCGTAGTGCAGCTCGATGCCGCGCTTCACGTCGTTATCGGCCGCCACTGCCGGGATGCCGTTGGAGCAGAACTCGGCGATTGAGGCTGGCTCCTCGGGATCGCAGTAGAACATCTTGATGCCAAACGTCAGCTTTAGCCGCCGCGCGGCCTCGACCTTCTGGGAGGGCGACATCTGCGCCCGGTAGAGCTCGCCCACCTGGTAGTGCATGCCGTCGGGCGTGACGGCGCGCACGGTGATGGCAAAGGGGTTGGTGAAGCCCCAGTCGACCCCGGCGTAGTATTCGGTGCCGTGTGGCAGCGTGCACGGCTTCACGACGTTCTCGGTCTCGTCGAAGCAGTCGTAGACCAGGCCTTCCACCCGGTCCCAGCCGCCGCCGTACATCATCTTAAAGCGCCGGGCGTCCATCGTCCGCTCGCGCTCGTAGTAGCGCTCGCGGTTAAAGTGCGGGTTCTCGACCGAGGCCGCCTGGATCAGCGTCGCGTCGGGCCGAGCCCGCGGATCGCGCATCTTCGGGCGGATGATCTCTTTGTAAAGCCAGTTGAGGGAATAGGGCGACGTCACGATCATGATCGGCGCGGCGTTTGGGTCAGCGCGGCCCTGGATATTCTCCCAGAAGTAGAGCGAGTACTTGCCGGCCTCGTCAGCCAGGATCGCCCGCACCTTCGGGATACCGACGATCGAGTCGGGGTCGGTGCCCGTCCTAAACCAGCAGGTGCCGCCGCCTGTCATGCGGAAGCAGTTGAGCTTCTTGTCGTGGACGCCGTAGCCCTCCATGACCCGCAGGAAGGGCGGCAGCGTCGACTGGCTGATGATCGGGAAAGTCGGCGAGGTGATGATGAAGTTGTCCTCTGGGTCCGTGAAGGTGTGCATCATCATCTTCAGCCAGACGGCACCGACGGTGGTCTTCCCCCACTGGATGCCGGTCGCGACGACAGTGATCGGCGTTTTCGAGAAGAGCGCTGACTCTTGCTTGATGCTGTGGGGGATGAAGGCGGTCACAGCATTAATAGCAATGCAGCTATGGCATTTAGTGGCGGCGGCAAGCCCATGGCATACATGGCCATCACGATTCTCGCTTTGTTCTTACGACCCGAACCAATCTTATCGTAGTAGGCCCAACAGGCCTTATCTGCGGGCTTGCCGATCATCCATCGATCGCAATCGTTCATCCATTCGTAGTGGTCCGCCGGCGACGCCGCTAGCTCGTTCTCGGCCTGCTCGATCCAGAGCGGCTGCTCCTGCTCGATCTCTTGAAGCAGACTGAGGTCCTTCGCCATCGACGACCCCCAAGTAGGCGATGCGGCCAGACTCGAGCCGCAGCGCGCGACGCCGGCCAAAGAGCATGAGCGTGACGATCATGCGAAGTCGCCCGCGCCAATCCCCTTCCCACGCCAATAAGCCATCGCACTACTCACGAGGAAGATGGAAGAAGCACATCAAAGTGTGAAGATCGGGCATATACGGCCCACGCCGATCAAACTCGATCCACCCGCCAAGTTCTAGGTCATTCCAGTGTACTTCACGATGTAGAACCCGCCGCAGCAGCCCCTCATCCATCGTGCAGCTTAGCCTATTCTCGCCGCTCGGACGCTCGCCCCACCTGCCGAGATAGGCCGTGACGCCATTCACGCCCACCGTCACGTCTAGGTAGCAGCCAAGCTCCTGCTGCTTGCGCTGCACGTTGCGGAAGGCATCGGCGATCTCCCTAAAGATCGGCGCAGTCAAGCGTCTCCCCTTCCTTCAGCGCGATCGATCGGACGTCTCGCTCGCGCAGATAGTCGGCGATCCGCTCCTGCGGCCAGACTGGCAAGTACTGGTTCAGATGCTCGCGCCCATAGCCCAGCTTGTAGGAACCGGCAAACGGTTGCACCACTTTTGCATCGAGGATACGCGCCACCTCGACCATATGCTGGGTCTGCAGCATCAGGATGCGGTCCCGCTCAGCCAGCTTCTCTTCGTGGATCAAGTTCGAGAAGCACGCCGGATAGGGACCAGCCGCGTTGGAGTTCAGCTGCGCGACGTCGACAACGCCGTACTCCTTGCGGAAGTCCTCGGCCGCCTCGAAGCTCATCGTGTTGTCGTTGCAGTTGAGGATCTTGTGGCCATCGGCCTCGACGAGGATCGCGCTGTCGACAACGTTACCCACCTCGCAGTCATGGTGCGGGTGCTTACAGAAGGGGCCGAAGACGCGCACCTCCATGCCCTCGACGCCATCTTCTAGCTGCATGCCCACCCGATCAGGCAAGGCGCAGACATCCGTGAATCCCATGCGCTCGAGATGCGGCCTAGTGAAGCGATCCGCGAGGCAGACGATCGGGATGTCCCGACGAAAGTGCTTCAGCATCTCAGGGTCGCAGTGGTCGGCGTGGATGTGGCTGATGTAGAGCGCGTCCACGTCGAGCACGTCTTCGACCTTGGTCTTAAGCGGTGGCGAATGAACCCAAGATCCGAAAACAGGCTCCGAAAGCCAAGGATCTGCAAGGAGTCTATAACCAGAAGCTGACTCATATATGCAGCATGCATTCGATATGAATGTCAGTCGCACAGGTGCTTCCAGACGCGGCCAGTAGAGATGTTGCTAACATATGTGGTCTCTAGCCCGAACCTGGTTGCGATGGCCTTTCTAGGCGTACCGTTCCTACACAATCGTCGAATCTCAAGAACGTCATCCTCGGTGAGACGGGCTTGGCCATTTCGTTCGCCAGCATTATCCCGGCCATGGATGCGCTTGTGTGATTCGTTAATCGCACGCGTGCACACTAATAGGTTGTGCACGGCGTTATTCGCAGGATTCCCATCAATATGGGCGACGTGCATCCCTTCCGGAATCGGCCCATGAAACGTTAAGGCAACTAGCCTGTGGATGCTCTGCTTACGATTTCTTCTCCCATTGACAGGTAAGGCTACATAGAAGTGGTCATCGCTGCCCTTAATCGGGCGAAGAACTCGCGGCACAGGCATTCCACGCCAACGTTTCCATGAGCGGATGAGGCCAAGAGTCGAACATTCATATCCTGGATGACCAGGTACTTCGCGCCATATCACCGATCAACAGCCCTTCTTCCCGCCGCCCTTCTTGCCGCCCTTGCCGCCCTTCTTCCCGCCCTTCTTAGATTTTTTCGCGGATGTCGTCTTCGCCAACTTCAGCATCGTATCTCTCCTCGAGTTTGGCGCCGAGCTCGACCGTCGAGCCGTCGGAGCGCCGTTGAACGATAAATGGCTTCGGAGTCGTGATCTCAATTTGATCTTTAACCTTGCCGATCAGCCTCTGAGCAATCCACTCCAGCCGCTGCTGATCGCCCTTCTGCGCTCCCTGCCCAATGATCGACGCGACGATTAGCTCGAGCATCGACGTCGCCGGGTTCTCCACCATGGCGCGCAGCTCTGCCCTCGACAGATAGAGGAGCCGATTGCAGGCTCGCTCTAACTCTATCTGGTTGAACTTACGAGACTCCTTGATGTCTTCAGGAAGCTTTACCTTGCCGCCGGGGTTACCCGACTGGCCCTTCTTGAATCTCGTATGCTCA